AACCATGGTATCTATTCCACATTCATAACAAAATAATGTTTTGTCTCTATGATAAAGTAAATTTTTATTATTTATATTATAAGTTTCTTCACAAAATATACACGCTATTTGAATAGACCCATATTTTATTAGATGGAAAACAGATTTATCAAAATTATCGGTCGCTTCTTTCATATAAGACATCCTTTATTTAATAACTTAAATTAATTTTAATTTATTAAATTCAATTTTATTTTTTATTTATTTTCTCTCTTTATAGTTTCACTTGAGGTGTTTTTCTCTTTCCATATCCATATTTTCTTTTTGCTTTTTTTGCTAATCTTAATGCCTCGCTCTCCATTTCACATCCTTTTTCTAATATATTATAATCCACTGCTGCGGATTTTCCTCCTGTAATTGAACTTGCTAAACGAGCATAGCCCCAAGATTGGGCTGTCTGATTCGGTCTACTTCCCGAACTAAAATATGCACCCTCTCCTTTTTTTACTATTTTTTTAAGAGCATCTACCGAACAACCTGTTTTATTCGCTAATTCTTTACTAGGATAAATCTTACCTATTTTATATATTTTTTGTGCTTTGGTAATATGGCCACTTTTTTTTGATTTAAATGATTTAACTTTCCTTCTAGTGTAGTATTTTCCCTTTTTATACATTCTTCTTGATTTTTTTAACATTTCTCTCTGCTTCTGTTTGTCTTTCTTTGTTAATCCTTTTGGAATATATCTTTTTGGAACCGATTTTTTCTTTTTTGTTTTTTTTCCTCCTCTTGACCCATCTACATATTTTATCATAGGAATTCCTTCATCTTTTATTAATCCAACTGCTTCTTTTCTTCTTTCTTTTGGATCACTTGGGAAAGATAGAGACTCTTGAAAAGTTTGGGTATAATAACCTGGATAATATTTTCTTATTATTTGTTGATATATATTATTTGCTTCTTCTTTATTACCTTCTTCTTGAGCCGTTCTTAAGGCATCAATTAAAGATCTTGCTTCTTGAATTCTTGGATCACCGATAATACCAGGAAACATATATCCAAATTTTGCATAATAAGATACAACTTTTTCTATAGCCTTTAACTTAACATATGCACATCCTGCTTCTTGTGCTTTTTGTTCAATAATTCTTAACATAGCACTGCCTCCTAATCGTCTATCTTGAGCCTGATCCATAGATCGTAAATTATAAGGGGGTCCAGTCCTATTACAAATTAATTCAATATAATAATATGTGGGTTGAGATGGACTATCTTGGTAATACCTAACACAAGCAAATCCAATAAGCTGCCCTTCATAAATATTTATAACTAAATAATCAGCATCATTTAAAGCATCTCTTACAAAATCAGCTCCTACATCGTCATAACATATTAAACCTGCTAATACTCCACTGGTGCCTTGAGCTGTAGGACTTGATAAATATCCCCAAAATTGTAACGCTGTTTCTTCATTTGAATCTAAAAATTGAACACCATTAGGTTGACTAGAAATAAAATCAAAAAATTTACTTGCTTCGGACATATAAATAATGGAGAGAAATTATATATAAAAATCATTTAAACGAATAAAAATTTATTAAATATAATGAGTAAAGAGAATTTGTCTAAAATAGTAAATAATTTATTTGATAAATATGAAAATAATCCAATTATTTTCCAAAAATTTATTCAACATGTAGAACAATTACCTGAATATTTTGAAAATACAAATACAACTTTGATTCAAAGAGAGAAAAGAAAAAATAAATTAGAAAAGGAATCCGAACTATTTATTCAAAAGTTCTTAAATAAGTATAAATATTATTATAATTCTTCAGCAGAGATATTTTTTGAATATAATCAAAATAAATTTAATATAATAAAAGAAGATGATATTCAACATAAAATATTAACAACTATTACAAATAATAAAGAATTAACAGATTGGAAACATAAAATAAAAGTAAGTATTTTAAAGCAAATAAAAGAAAGAGATATTTTTACATGTATTCCAGAATCAGAGACAATTCAAAATGTTATTAACATTTTATGGCCAAATATGTTTGATTCTAAAGATGCTTGTAAATATTTTTTAACAGTATTAGGTGATTTTTTAATGAAAAAGTGTAATCATATTTATTTTATTAATCCTAAAATAAAACCTTTTATTAAAGAAATAAATAATTTAGCTTGTATGTTGTTTGGATGTCAGACAATGTTTAATTATTTTAAATTTAAATATTATGATCATAAGTTTGATAATTCTCGTTTAATAAGTTCTCAACAACTATCTAATATGGATTCAGTAATTAATTATTTTACCAAAGAAAACAATATAGATATATTTTGCGTAGCAGCACATTATTCACAACGATATGATAATGGTGATAATTATCTTGAAAATAAATGTCAAGACGATAATTTAAAGAGTTATGCTTTTTATTTACGAGATAAAACGGAAAAAAATATAATAGATGAATTTTGTAACAAAAATATTGAAGCTAGTGATGAGTGTAGTATATCTTGGAAAAATTTACAATTTCTATGGAAACAATTTGTTGAAACAGAAAAAATACCAAATGTTTTATTTTCCGCAACTTTAAAAACATTATTAATTGATAAATTTGATTATGATTCAGACAAAGATGTATTTTTGGATTGTACTAGTAAACATCTACCTGTTGTAAGTAAATTTATTAAATTTTGGACTGAAAATATGGAAGACAGTAATTCTGATAATGATGTATTAGAATTAGATGAAATATGTAGTGTATTTTCTCATTATAGTAAATGTAATGTAAATGAAAAAATAATATTGGATTTAATTAAACATTATTATCCAGATATAAGTATTGAAGATAACAAATATATATATCAAATTAAATGTAAGTTATGGGACAAAAGAAAAGATATAATCGACAGTTTAAAGAAATATAAAACTCTTACTCCTCATGTAGATTTTTATTCGGAAGAGATTCCTATAAATGAAATTTATCAAATATATTGTGGAAGCAAATATAAATTTATAGCAAGTAAAAAATATTTTGAAAAGTTTATTAAAGAAGAATCAGAATTATTTATTACTGAAGATAATTTCATAAAGGTAAAATCTTTCGAAAATATTTAAAAATTGTCTGCCACCTCAGAATTTGTCTGCCACCTCAGAATTTGTCTGCCACCTCAGTATCATTTTTTTATAAATTAAATTAACTTAAATAATTTAGGCATATATATGTATAATGCTGAAATCATTTTTAATGTTTTTACTTCCATCCGTAATTGTTGCTTTTTCTAAAGTAAGTCCTCCAACAATCAAGCCAATAATTATCAATCCTTCAGTTTCAAAGCCTGTAATTGTTGGATCAACTGAACCATTTCCAGAATTTGATCCTTTAAATTTTGCCAAAGATGAATCTAGAATTTCATATCTTAGAGAAGCAGAATTAAAACACGGTAGATTAGCTATGGTAGCTTCTACATTAATGCCTATTACAGAATTAATAACAAATGAAAAATCAATTCATAATTTTGATAAATTACCAACTTCAGTTCAATCTTTAATTATTAGTTCAATGTTTATGGCTGAATTTGCTTCAATGATTCGTGGATGGAAAAATCCTTATACAAACCCTTTTGAATTGAAAGAGGATTATCAACCAGGAGATTTTGGATTCAAAATTAAAAGAGATTTAGAGTCTGAAGAATCTAAGGATTTATTAAACAAGGAGTTAAATAATGGAAGAATGGCAATGATGGGAGCTATTGGTATGATCGTTCAAGAATTAATAACTGATAAACAATTATTTTAAAAAATATTTAAAACGAATTTAAACATATAATCCGTATTAAATTATATGTTTGATAGTAATCAAGCTTTAGAAAGTCTAAAACTAAATTTATTATTAAATTGGAAAACAGGTGATCCAATGAAAGATATGATATTTGCTGCTGTAATTAGTGGTCTAGTAACTGTTTTATTCTCTCAATTTAATCTAATTCTTGAATATACTTCTTTGAAAAAATTAAAAGAATCCTATAGATATATTTTTGCTAGTTCTATATGTATTGAAGGTAAAAGAACTTTTAAAAACTGTTCTTGGTCTGTAAAATATAGTAATATTTGGAGTAGACGATTTGATGCCGTATGGGACCATATTCATTTAAATACCGATTATAAAGGAATATCCTCATTGAGAGAAATAATGGGAGCATTTGATACTGATCCTTATAACGAAGAAAATCACGAAGAAAGAAAAAATGATGTTTGTAAGGATATATTTATTATTGATCAATCCAATATTCCTTTTATGTTTGATGAAAAAAATAAAATTTATGCTATTGTAAATACTTCAGATAATAGAGAAGATTCAGAAAAAATGATTGAAATGACAGGTAAAGTAGAAACAATTTCTATTCAATTATTTAGTTATAATCTTACTATGAGGCAACTGAAATTATATTTGGATAAGATGACACAATCTTACATTAATAAAATTGAACAAAGAAGAAAAAACAAAATATTTTTATATCAACTTCAACAAAAAAATAAAGGTGAAGAAGAATTTAATTTATTAAACTGGCACGAATCCCTTTTTAAGACTACGCGTGGTTTCAATAATTTATATTTTGATGGAAAGAATGAATTAATTAGTAAAATTGATTTTTTTATAAATAATAAAGAATGGTATGATAAAGAAGGTCATCCTTACACATTAGGTATAGGATTATCAGGTCCACCTGGGACAGGTAAAACATCTGTAATTAAAAGTATTGCTAAAAAAACAGGCAGACATTTAATAGAAATACCATTAAATCTAATCAAAAGTGAATCAGATTTTTATAATTATTATTATGAAAATACATATAATAAAAATAATAAAAAAGGATCAATCGATTTTGAAGATAAAATTATTGTGTTAGAAGATATTGATTGTATGTCTGATTTAATTTTAGATAGAAATGAAAAACAACCTGTTGATACTAGCAATAACGATCAAATAAATGTATTAGAAACCTTTGTAAATGTAGTTAATAATAAAAATGATAAAAATAGCTCAAGTGCTAATTTATTTGTTAAAGAAGAAAAGATGTCATTATCCTTCATTTTAAATATTATTGACGGATTAAATGAAAATTATGGCAGAATTTTAATTATTACTAGTAATTATTATGATAAAATTGATAAAGCATTAATTCGTCCTGGAAGAATTGATATAAGAGTCGAAATGAAAAATGCTAGTATTCAAACTATTAAAGAAATGTATCAACATTATTTTGATTCTAAAATTCCTTCTCGTTACATCAATCAACTTAAAGATGATTATGTAAGTCCAGCCGAAATAGTAAATATCTATAGGAATTGTCAAGGTAATAAAAATAAATTTATAGAAAATATTATTAAAAAATGCTCCTAAATAAATAATTAAAAATGTTATTATTTATTTAAATAATTTATCGTCTTCTGGACCCCTTTCTCTTTTTGGTCCCCTTCTTCTTTCCTTTCTTGGTTACAGTTCCAAATACACCACTTCCTTTTGGTTGAAGATGTCCCTTAAGATGTTTTTGACTTCTAGCAAGATTACTTTTCTTAACAGAAACAATTCTTCCTCTATTCATTTTAAGATGACCTTTGGTTAACCCTCCAGGAGTTTTATAAGCTGTACCATGCCATACTTGTGCGCGAGAACCTTCTAAAAGTTCAAACTTTTTTCCATTGATGTGGTATTTACCATCATGTCCTTTGTCATGTCTTTTTACCATTATAAAAACTAGAGAGAAAAAAATATATTTCTAAATATTGACGCATTCAACTTAATTGATTTTTTGGCGATTCTCCATATCCATATGGAGCTCCTGCTCTTGATCCATATTGATTGGTTGGAGCATTAATTTGAACCCATGTTGCTCCTCTTCGGTATTGTTGTAAATTTACTAATCTAGTTAATATTTGACTTTGAGTCATTCCTGTTATAACTAAATTACCACTTGAACCTGGCAATGTTTTTGTGTAATAATTACAATTTCTAGTTTTTGAATCACATTTTGTAATAGGTCCACTTGTTGTGTTTTGATTGTTGCTCATTATTATATATTAGCTAAAAAAATAAAAAATTGAAACAATTTAAATATTAAAAATAAATGTATAAATACAATATGGCTACTCAAAGTTCACTCGCTAAATATCAAAAATTAACAGATAAAGAACATATTTTAAAAAAACCCGACACTTATATTGGGTCCATTGAAAATACTGACCATGATGATTATATTTTCAATGATGATAAAATTATCCAAAAACAATTCCAATATATTCCTGGCTTATATAAACTTTTCGATGAAGGAATAGTAAATTGTCGTGATCATGTTATTAGACAAAATCAAGCTCTAAAAGATGGTATTGCTAATGCTCTTCCAGTTTCTAATATAGAAATTACCATTGATAGTGATGGAACTATTCATATGTATAACGACGGTAATGGAATTGATGTGGCAGAACACCCAGAATATAAATTATGGATTCCTGAGATGATTTTTGGACATCTAAGAACATCTACTAATTACGATGAAAAGAAGAAAGAAAAAATTGTAGGAGGAAAAAATGGATTCGGATTTAAATTAGTTTTAATTTGGTCTACATGGGGAAAAGTAGAAACAGTAGACCATGTTAGAGGTCTTAAATATGTTCAAGAATTTAAAAATAATTTGACTGAATTATGTAAACCTTCCATTACAAAGTGTAAAACAAAGCCATTTACTAGAGTATCTTTTAAACCAGATTATCAAAGACTAGGTTTATCTGGATTAACTGAAGATATGATGGCTTTATTTAAAAAGAGAGTGTATGATATTTCAGCTGTAACAGACAAATCCATTAAGGTAAAATTTAATGGACAAGTAGTTCCTTGTAAACATTTTGAACAATATATTGATTTATATGTGGGTTCTAAAAATGATACGAAAAGAATTTACGAAAAAGCCAATGATAGATGGGAATATGCTATTTGTTTAGCTCCAAAAGAAGAATTTCAACAACTCAGTTTTGTAAATGGTATTTATACTTCTAAAGGAGGTAAACATGTTGAATATATTATGAATCAAATTATTCGTAAATTATGTGCTTATATCAAGACTAAAAAAAAGGTAGATGTAAAGCCAAATACGATTAAAGAACAATTGATGTTATTTCTAAGATGTGATATTGAAAATCCTTCGTTTAATAGTCAAACGAAAGATGAATTAGGAACATCTATCACTAATTTTGGATCAAGTTGTAATGTTTCAGATGGATTTATTGAAAAGATTGCCAAAATGGGTGTTATGGCGGCGGCATGTGCCTTGACAGAAGTAAAGGAAAATAAAGCTGCCAAAAAAACGGATGGTTCGAAGAGTAAGAGTATTAGAGGTATTCCCAAATTAATAGATGCCAATTATGCTGGAACAAGTAAATCAGATAAATGTATATTGATTTTGTGTGAGGGAGATTCAGCTAAAGCTGGTATAGTATCTGGATTGAGTAAAGAAGATAGAAATATTATTGGCGTTTATCCAATGAAGGGTAAAATATTTAATACAAGAGGAGAAACATTGAAAAGAATTAGTGAAAATAAAGAAATCATAGAAATGAAACAAATATTAGGTTTAGAAGCTGGTAAAAAATATACACAAGAAAGCGTAGGTAAAACTTTAAGATATGCTTCCGTTTTGTTTATGACTGATCAAGATTTAGATGGTTCACATATTAAGGGATTAGGTCTTAATTTATTTCAAGATCAATGGAATTCCCTTTCTACATTACCCAACTTTATTGGATTTATGAACACTCCAATTTTAAAAGCCAAAAAAAATGGACAAGAAAAGTTGTTTTACAATGATGGAGAATATAATTTGTGGAAACAACAAAATGATACAAAAGGATGGCATATTAAATATTACAAAGGTTTAGGAACCAGCACATCTAAAGAATTTAAAGAATATTTCGCTCACAAGAAGATTGTATATTTTAATCATGAAGGAACGAGTAGTGATAATGTAATTGATATGGTATTTAATAAAAAGAGGTCTGAAGAAAGAAAAGATTGGTTGTCGGGGTATGATAGAAATAGTTATTTAGACACAAATAATACTAGCGTTTCTTATACAGATTTTATTAATAAGGAATTGATTCATTTTTCCAAATATGATTGTGAGCGTTCTATTCCGAATCTAATGGATGGACTGAAAATTAGTCTAAGAAAAATTCTATATAGTGCGTTTAAAAAGAATTTGACTAGTGAAATTAAAGTTGCTCAATTTAGTGGTTATGTTTCAGAACAATCTGGATATCATCATGGTGAAGCAAGTTTAAATGCGGCAATAGTAGGAATGGCGCAAGATTTTGTAGGAAGTAATAATATTAATTTGTTATTACCAAATGGTCAATTTGGAACAAGATTGCAAGGGGGGAAAGATTCTGCAAGTGAGAGATATATCTTTACTCAACTTAATCCAGTAACAAGATTAATTTACAGAAAAGAAGATGATCCAATTTTAGAGTATTTAGAAGATGATGGTTTTCCAGTAGAGCCAAGATTTTATGTTCCCATTATTCCAATGATTTTAGTGAACGGAGGAAAAGGAATTGGGACTGGATTTAGCACAGATATATTAAGTTATGACCCACTTATGTTAGTAGAATATGTAGAAAGTCTATTAAAATTAGAAAATAAAGATGAAACATTTACTCCTTTTTATAAAGATTTTCAAGGAACATGTGTGCCATTTGAAGGTAAAAAATATATTGTAAAAGGTAAATACAGTAAAATCGCTATTAATAAAATAAGAGTAGAAGAATTACCTATTGGATATTGGACTGAAGATTTTAAACAACATATTGAAAATCTGATGGAAGGTGATAAAACAAAAAAAAGCAAAGGTATTGTGAAAGATTATAATGATATGAGCACAGATAAAAAGGTGGATGTAGAAATAATTTTCAATGAACCTATAGATGAGAGTATGGATTCTTGTGGAATGTATAATAAGTTAGAAAAGACATTAAAATTATATTCAACACAAAGCACAAATAATATGCACTTGTTTAATCATGAGGAGAAATTGAGTAAATATTCAGAAGTAGAAGATATATTAAATGCGTATATCCCAGTTCGTTTAGATTATTATCAAAAAAGAAAGGATTATCAAATACAAAGTCTAGAAAAGGAATTAAAATTATTATCAAATAAAGCTAAATATATTGATGAAAATCTAAAAGGCACAATAGATTTGAGAAATAAGAAAAAAGATATGATTATTAAAATGCTACAGGATAAATCATATGATAAGTTAGATGATGATAATGATTATAAATATTTGTTAAAAATGCCAATGGATAGTGTAAGTGAAGAAAATTCAGAAAAAATAAAACAAGATAAAGAAAATAAAGAAAAAGAACTGGAAACATTAAAATCAACTACTATTCAACAAATATGGTTGAGAGAATTAAGTCAACTAAAATGTGAATTAACTAATTCCAAAACAATTAAAATTAATAAGAAAAAAAATTAATTGTTTGATTAATATAGTTTAATTGTATTTAAAAAATGTTTTTTTTTAATTGGTTTATAAATAGGTAAATTTTTATTAATAATCAATTGTTTATTATTCATCATAATAAAATTATTATTTTCTTGTTTTTCTATCAAATTTTTATAAATTAGATTTAACTTATCGATCTCTTCAGTATTATATTTCCTATTTGATTCTTTTTTTATTAAATTTAATGGTCCAATATTTAATAATCTAGAGAGATTATTTTGCTGTTGAAATATATTTTCATATTTAATACAATAAATATTGTAGTTTCTTTTATTATTTATACTTGAATAATTATCGTAAAATTCTTCTATACCATATAAGTCTTTATTTTGTTCTAATACTTCTTGTAAAGAATAATTAGCACTTTGTATATGTTTTAGATGCCAAGCATTTTGAAATCGCGAATAAATACTTTTTATAGGATTTTTATAAATAAAAATGACATGATATTTGTGTAATTGATCTTCTGGTATTTTAATTCCATTAAACCATAAATCCAATGTATTTCCTCCTCCTTCTTTTCCGACATATTCTAGTTTATCAGGGGGATTCCGGGAATGAATATGAAAAACCTTACCATAAGGTAATAATGCGTTACATAACATAGTCGAACCAGAGCCTCCATAAGAACATATGTAAAAAATCTTACTCATTTATATATTTTATTTTGAAATTAAAACCAGGGTTTTAATTCTAAAGTTTTATTATTAAAGTCTGGTTGGGTCGGTCTATCAATAGGAGTATACATAGTGCTAACATCTTTTTTATAAATTATATAAGATCTAGCCTCACTATAAATATGTTTAACACAATATTCAATCACTAAATCATTTAAAGCTTGTATTTGTTGTGTAATATTGTTAGGTTGATTGGTAGAACTTTGAAGAAATGTGCTTCTCATAATAATTTTTAAGGTGTCACAATTTTGATTATCAATTACATATTCACCATTAGACACCTGGTAAACTCCTGCTCTTATTCCATTTTGTATAATTTGTATATTTTCTTTAGAGAAAAATGCTCTAGACAAATTAGATTCCGTAAAATTGCCAATCATAGCATCATGGAAAGTAGAACAATCTTTATTTGTAGGGATTTTATCATATAATTGAAATTGATCCATATTTGGACCAAGGATATTAACTCTTCCATTTGTAGATGAACAATTCATTATATAATATTTCAAAAGAAAAAATAATATTAATTTAATTTATATAATGGCTGGCGGTTTTCAAAAAATTGTATTAACTGTAGCAATAATAGTATTTATATTATTATTAATATTTATTGGATCAGTATTATACCAAAATAAATATGGTAGTGCTTTTCCTCCCTTCGTTTCAAATTGTCCTGATTATTGGTTAGATATGGAAAAAACAGCAACTAATGTAAATAGTGATGATTCTGATAATTCTAAAACCAATGTAAAATGTTATAATGTTAAAAATTTAGGAAATCCTTCTTGTCAAAAAGAAATGGATTTCAGTGGAGATATGTGGAGCGGTTCCGATGGTGATTGTCGAAAGTATAAATGGGCTAAAGGATGTGATTTAACTTGGGATGGTATTACTAATAATGACGATATTTGTAATACTAGTAGTAGTAGTGATTAATATTATATTTAACAAATCTCTCTTAAATATAATACTCTCATGACATTATTTAGTTATTTACCTTATGATTGTTTATATGTTATAAAACAATATTTACCTAGCAAATTTAAAGTAATTTTAGAAAAAAATAATTTAGTTGATTATATTTATTCTTTTTTACCATTAAAAGATAAAATGCTTATTAATAGAAAATTTTATTACCAATTACAATCTCAAATTATTATACCTTATGAAAAAGAAGATAAATTAATGATTGAGTTGGTTAAAAAAAATTCAATGGTAGGAGTTGAAAAATATGTAACTAGAGAGAAAATAGAGAGATTAATTAAAAGCAAAAAATATTATTTTGGAAATAGAGTTTTTTTAAATTTATTTTCTCTCCTAGAACATCTTTCTATCCATTATAAATACAATAAAATAAGAGAGTATCTTACAAATTTAATTGAAAATAAGAAGTTAATTAAAAATAAACATAAAAACAAAATATATAAAAATATAATATGGAATTAATTGATTTTAATAATATTTTAAATAGGAAAAAAACATGTGAACACATTAAACAATTTTTTAAAGAATTTGAAAAAAATAAACACGATTTATCATTCAAAAGAGGCATATATATATATGGTAATCCAGGAACAGGTAAAACTAATTTTATTGAAAAGTTATTGAAAGAAATTAATTATGATATTATTAAATATGATGCTGGAGATATAAGAAATAAATCTATCATCGATACTATTACCAAACATAATATGGCTGATACAAATGTTCTTTCATTACTTCAAAAAAAATCAAAAAAAATTGCTATTATTATGGACGAAATTGATGGAATGAATAATGGAGATAAAGGAGGAATTAATTCTTTAATTAAATTAATAAGACCTAAAAAAACAAAAAAACAAAAACAAGAAGAAATTACTCTTAACCCTATTATATGTATTGGTAATTACCATATGGATAAAAAAATTAAAGAACTTATGAAAGTATGTAACAGTTATGAGTTAAAAAATCCAACTAATAAAGAAATGGAAATATTAATTGATAACTTAATGCCGGTATTAGAAAATTCTATAAAACATAATTTATTATCTTATATACAAGGCGATTTAAGAAAACTAGAATCAATCGTAAAAATATACAATAAACAAAATATTATCCTTAATAAAGAAATAATTCAAAACATTTTTCAACCTAAAACTTATAACGAAGATAGTAAAAAAATTACGCAAAATTTAATTAATAACAACTTCTCCATTAATAGACATAATAATATTATGAATGAAACAGACAGAACTATTGTTGGTTTATTATGGCATGAAAATATTGTTGACTGTTTAAATAAATTTAAAACGAAAGATTCCTTTCCATTTTACAATAAAGTATTAGAAAATATATGTTTTGCTGATTATATTGACCGCATCACTTTTCAAAAACAAATTTGGCAATTTAATGAAATGAGTTCTTTAATTAAAACTTTTTATAATAATAAACTTTTTCATGAAAAATTCCCAAAAAAAAATAAATATAATCCAAGTGAAGTGAGATTCACAAAAGTATTGACAAAATATAGCACTGAATATAATAATTATATGTTTATTCAAAATTTATGTTTTAATCTTAATATGGACCAAAAAGATTTATTTTCATTCTTTATTCATTTACGAGAAAATCATTCTGAAGAAGAAATTTTTTCTAATTTAGAAAACTATGAAATTAGCAAACTTGATATTAATAGAATGTATAGATATATTGACAAACATTCCTTATTAAATAGTGAAGATATCTCTGATGATATCTCTATTTCAAGTAATTAATAAATATTAATATTTATAAAATATTATTATTTATGATTTATTATTTATGAGCTTGAACTACCCGATAGTTTCATTAACAATTGTGTATTTAATTTTTGTAATTCTGTTATTGTATTATCTTTAGATTGTAACTGATTTTTTAAATCCATATTCTCTTTTGCTAACTGCTCATATGCTTGTTTTATCTGTTGTAATTGACCACCTTGTTGTTGTAAAGCCCCTTGTTGTTGTTTCATTATTTCAACAATTTGCTGGTTATTTAATGGTATATTTTGATCCCCTTGTTGGATCATTATTTGTCCACCTCCTACTCCCTGAGCCATCATATTTTCCGCATGTTTCCTTCTTGTTTCCTCTATTTTTACCATTTGTTCTAATACATCTGGCTTCATTTTTGGTAATCCTGGACTATAAAATTGTAATAAGGAATCTACATTCATGTAAAATTCCTTTAAATCTTTCTCTTTTACAAAATCATTAATCGTTTTATTAGATTCTTTTACAAATTGAGGATGAGGATTATCTAACAATTTCTTTTTATCAAATGTATTATGATTATGTGAAAATACCAATATAACTTTCATTGGATCTAACTGAACAAATGGAACTGTATAATCCTTTAAAAATGATTTCTCTTCAGCTAAACATGCCTCATCATCATATTTATTATCTTCTAATAATTTCCTTTTAAAAGCAAATGTTCCTGCTGTAGAATGTTTCGGACCATATGGACCAAATTGATACATCTTATTTATATGTTTAAACCAAATATAGATTTCACTAGAACCCGCACATAACGCCTCCTTATCACCCATTAATTTCTCTACCGCATGACTTACCCTTTGAGGAGGATAATAATCATCATCATCCATATAAACCAGTATTTCACCCTTACTCTTTTCATGTAATAAATTTCTTTTCTTTCCTAGTGTCATTTTTTCATCATATTTAAAATATTTTACATTCGGATGATCTTTAACTAACTCTTCTATTTTATCTGTTCCATCATCTATTATTATCCATTCCATTCTATCCTTTGGATATGTTTGATGGTTAAAACATTTAATCATTCCTTCAATAAAAGGTCTTCTATTAAATGTTGGTGTACAAACACTAACAAAAGGATATTTCTCCTCTCGGTTTTCATTATTAGATGTGTTCTTATTTACTGGTTTCTTATTTTTTTTATTATTATTCTTTTTACCCATTTTAAAATATAATAATAATTAGTATTTATATTATATTTACTTTTTATTGTTTTATTATATCTTTCTTATTCATTCTACCTTCACCATAGCACTTTCACTTTTACTTGCCTTTGGTGGAATCATATTAATAAGAAAAATTATTGTCATTGCTATAGCTACATAAAGATTCAAATTTTTAAAAGCTGAAATAATACATAAAATAAAAAATATTAATTTCATATAAAAAGTATTCCATTGATTACCCATTATTTTTACTAATTCTGAAAAGTTCATCATTATTGGTAATAACATTAATTTGAACATTAAACCAAACATTTGAACAAAACTAGTAAATAAAGGCACCATCCAAGTCCAACCAAAGAACAATCCTATTACGGATATTACCATTCCCCAATCTGAATTTTCATTCCAAAACACGCTTACTAAACTTGGTATATACCACATTGACGATATAACTAATATCATAAAAATAGCAAATGGACCAAATATAAACGGAACAATATCTTTGGCTTTTTCTGGAACCATTGCACAAAAAGATGATGAAAAAGAGATTATTGTTTTTATTACTATTCTTAACCATACATATGAATATTTTACTTTATTAGCAAACCAAGATGACACTATTCCTCCAAAGGTTTCTTCTTTACTTTCCATTGTATAGGGAAAACCATAGTCAAACATTCCTTCGAAATATTTATTATCAAATAATTTACTTTGACATATGTTTATAAAATCTCCACATCCTGATCCTTTTGCTCCACCTTTTTGTTTATATCTCTTACCACCTTTCATTGATTCTGTCTCAGCTTTATTTCCAGAACATAATGGAGGTAACTTATTTCCTACTTTATTTTCATTTGTATAAGGCCTTTGGTCAACATCAGTTGGAAAAAACATGTCTAAATCTATCCTAGTTAAATAAACATAATTAGCTCCTAAAAAACCTAATATTAATACATGTATTAAAGCAATTAATATGTCTTTAATAAAGGCTCCAACATTATTCCCTTTAGCTCCTGTATTTTCTGTATTTTCTGTATTTTCTGTATTTTCACCATCTTCTGTTGAGCTCATTTATATATATATTCAAAATATAATTATAAAAATTTATCTATATAATATAAGTCTATGGTTTCAACTATTAATATCATTGATGGAGGTGTTTTTTCTCCTCCAACAAAAGCTACAGGACAATTAGCATTTAATATCGCTTCTTTTGTCCTATCTAAACATCCTAAAAATAAAATTCAATATCATTTCCTTCCTACTAATAAATACTATAATAAACCTTGGGTGCGTTGTGTTTCTGAAGAAGATAGATTAATTATGTTGGACAATTTAGTAAAATATATACATTCAAATTATAAAGTTCCATCCAATATTTCATTCAAAGTAGATGATTGGGAAATTAAATGGGGTAAAAAAAATAAAGCCCCTTCTACTTCTTTAAATACTATTAATAACCATTTTTCTAAGGCTCAACAAAAATCACTTTACTTATGTCATAGTATTGAAAATATTATTCAAAGAGTTAAAGGTGAATGGCAAAACTCATTACAATTATTATTTATGATTAAATTTATTGTCTATGATATTTACTCTAGTGAAATTATTGGTTCTAATAATGCCCAAAATTATGTTTTTAAACAATTTGATTTAATTGAATTATTAAAACAAGGTAATGGTACTTTCCCACAACCATTATTAAAATATTTTAATAAGAATAACATTTCAAAACAAGATATTGAGGACTTTATACAATTTAATAAAAATCCTAATAAATTTGAAGGAATTAAAAACCTCATTATGCAAAATATTTTATTCTTACCTAAACATTTAGTTCCTGAATCATATAAATCTATGGCAGGAAATAGAGTAAGGGAAGAATTAGATGTTTATTATTCTTCACTAAAAAATTTACAAAAATTCATTACTCCTGAAACGCAAAAACATATTTTAGATCAAAATCTGTATCATCATTGTAAATCTACTTATCAATCTAAATTGGTTTCAAAAACTCGTTCAAAAAAGCGTACATCTAAATCTAAATCTAAAAAGAAAAAATAATAATATAATTTTTACCTATATATATATTATATTATGAGTCGATTTGATACTGAATTTGATTTTAAAGATATAACTTATGAAAATATTCCTGGTATGCTCAATTCAGGTGCCGAATTACAGAAATTAATTCCATCTATTCAGAGTGATATGGACGAAATTGTTAGAGAATCATTTCCCACTGAATTAAGAAAAAATATTAAACTTATAAGACGCATAACAAAGGGAGGAAATAACGATATTTATATTTATCAATCTGGCGATTTAACTATTGTTGTTAGACTATCTAAATATGCTTCTTTTCAAATAGAAACATTCAATCAAATTACAGTGCTAGGAAAAAATAAAAACAAAAAAATAAATAACCTTAATGAAGCAATACAAAGTAAAAGTAATTGGGAAAGGGCTAATTCGTTAGGATACACCCCTAAATTGTATAATTATGGATATTTAGAAAATAATGGACATTTTTATAACTATATTATTTGTGAAAAAATGGAATCAGATTTAAGTGATTATTATGAAACTGGTCCAGGTAAAGATTCTAAAATTAGTGGTGAATTATCTACAACTGATCATAAAATTGCTAGGCAGCTTGTGGATTTACTTTACGCTACCACAAATAACCTTGGATTAATTTGTTTTGATATTAAACCTGCTAATTGTATGATAAATTATTCCGACCCAGATAATATTGTTGTAAAACTTATTGATTGGGATGGTGATTGGTGCCAAGATTATTCCTATATAACCAGTAAATCAGATTTAAAAGATTTAATTTCCATTTTAAGTGTAATTGTTATGGCAGCACATTTTTATGTATTTCTAGATTGGAATATTTTTTATACATATTTTTCAGAACCAGATTCATATGGAAATTTTGTTAAAGACAACCAAGTATCACTTCAAAATTTATTTTGTGATAATTTAATAGATTCCCAAGGGAATAAAAGCAAATTTGATTTTTTCCAAAAACATTATTTTCAAATTATGGATAAAGATGATAACCCCGCTACTTGCGAAGACGCATTTAATTTGACCTTTACTAGAGCTCATTATTTAAATAGAGCTAGAAAAAGACTAGCAACAAGACAACCAGTAGGAGTAACTAGAGTAGGTGGTAGAAAGAAAACTAAAAAAAGAAAAACAAATAGAAAAAAGACAAACAGAAGAAAGAAAAATAAAAAAAGAAAAACTAAATCTAAAAAATAAAACCTTTTTAAGTAAATATATAAAGACATTAAAATTATATATTTATAATGAATAAGATTGAATCTGGTGAAAAATTAGATTTTAATCATGTGCTTATTAGACCTAAACGATCTACAATCAATAGTCGTTCTGAAGTATCATTAGAAAGAAATTTCAAATTTAAACATACAAATCAATTATGGAATGGTATTCCGATTATATCTGCTAATATGGATACAACAGGAACATTTGAAGTCTATAAGACATTATCAAAACATAAGATTATTACAGCACTTCATAAATTCTATACAAAAGAGGATTATGTGAATTTCCATTTAAATGAAGAGAAATTAGATCCTAATTATTTTATGGTCTCTACAGGAATTTCTGATGATGACTTTGAAAAATTAAAAAGTATTTTAAATAAAGTGCTAGTTAAATGGATTTGTATTGATATTGCCAATGGATATATTTCCAAATTAGTCGAATTTTGTCAAAAAGTTAGAAAAGAATTTCCCGATAAAATTATTGTTGCTGGTAATGTTGTAACTAGAGAAATGGTTGAAGAATTAATTCTAAGCGGTGGTGTTGATGTAGTAAAAGTAGGAATAGGACCTGGTTCTGCGTGCACAACTAGATTAAAAACTGGTGTAGGTATGCCTCAACTATCAGCAGTATTAGAATGCGCTGATGCTGCACACGGAGTAGGCGGTCAAATCATTTCTGATGGAGGAATAACTTGTCCTGGAGATATGGCAAAAGCTTTTGGAGGTGGAGCTGATTTTGTAATGGTAGGTGGGCAATTTGCGGGACACGAACAAAATCCAGGAGAGGTAATAGAAGAAAACGGAAAAAAATTAAAAATGTTTTATGGTATGAGTTCTGATAAAGCTCAAGAAAAACATTATGGTAAAATGGAAAAATATAGAGCCTCAGAAGGACGAGTTTTAAAAATACCATATAAAGGAGATTTAAATGACACGGTATTAGATTATTTAGGGGGCTTAAGAAGCACATGTGCTTATATTAATGCTCCAAATATTAAACAAATGGCAAAATGCACTACATTTTTAAAAGTTTCCCAACAAGTCAATTCTTTTTTTGTTTAAACAAAAATATAGATATAAAATATATATGAGTGATTATTTATTTTATGTATTTGCTATTTTAGTATTTCTATATTTTTGTTATAAACAGTTTGAATTTCAAAGGGGTATGTGGTTTCCATTTACCCAAAAAGAACATTTTACTCCTATACAAGTCAATAAAATATTACAAGAACCTGGATCACAACCAATTGGCACTATGGACACTGGTGATACAGCCATATCTCAATTAATATCTGTTAGTAATGGATATTCAGAAAAAGTTATTAATAATTTACAACCTGATAATCCTGAACCAAAAAAAGAGTATGATGAATACTTTGGTGATTTCCCTGATGCCGAAAAAGAAAATTACCCACTTCCTACAAGTGAATTTGAACACCCTAATAATTACAATTTTCAAGTTAATTATCCTTGTAGAAGAACTGCTACTGGTATGTTTACTGAATGTGGGGTTTGGTCTGCTAATACTGCTTGGACTGCTAATCCTTTTAAAGGATTAAATTGTCCACTAACTAACACTAACACTCCAGAACAAGCTACTACTCATTCTCGCTCTAGAGAAATGAAAAATACACATAGTCGTGATAGACAATCTGGAATTAAATCAATAGGCAATTCTATGTTAAGATAACTCCCCCCAAAAAAGTTGAAGTGGATTTTCATAAATCAAGGTATTCTATTAATGAAAACTGCTTAGAAGATTTTTAAAAATGTCTTGCCACGATTACCAGAAATGGGTTGATTCTATGTCACCTATTTCACCTGAAATCCAAAATTATTATGAAACTTCTATGTGTCTACTGGTTACATCTTTTGGACCTGATAATGACAAAGCCGAAAGTTCTAATCACTACCTTTCGGAAAGTATCAAACTCCCTGATAGAGATAATATGAAACATTTATGTATTTTGCCAAAAGGGCACAATGGTAAATGTAAGCATAAATTTACACAAATTTTTAAAAAAACTGACCTAGCAAAAAAAATTCTTTCTAGTGTAGATTTGGCTATATATTCTACACCTGGAAATGACGATTATGTTCATCCTAATAGAGCCAGTAGATTACATGCCAATGTTTTAAGTAGTGCTGAAGCGAAAAAAATTCGCGACAAAACTGTTAAAAAAAGATGCGCCATTCCCTTAAAAGACGCTACTTCTCCTTTCTTGTTGGCTCAAGCAGCATTGGATTGGCTTGTTATCCTTCTAGGTGTTCCAGGAGTTAAAGAAGAACTACATGATGATGCTCTGATTGAACAATGGCAGACTTATTTTGAAAATCATAAGATTTTCCTTAAGAATTACTATAGATCATTTAATCGTGTGATCTTTGATGATAGTGGAAATACTATCTGTTGTATCACTAGACATAAACTCACTTTAGAAGATGTAGCAGATATAGGAAGAGATGTAAGAGTAGATATTCGAGATACTGACCTACAAATGGGACACAATATTCCTCGCAGTGACGATTACATCACAATTAGAGGATGTAATCTTTTACCGATGACAAGAAGAGGAAATTTGATTATCGGAGAAAAAAAATTTACTGAAAATGCCTGGATTGACGAGTTAAAGGCAATAGTTAGTATTTATTAGATAGGATTTTGTAAATTAATAATTAAACTATTTTTTTAATTCCTCTTCAATATAATCACAATATTTTTCTTCTTTTTCTATTAAAATACATTTTCTCTTAGATTGTAAACAAGCAAATCCCATTGAACCTGAACCAGCAAAACAATCCAATACCAAATCTCCTTCATCAGTAGTATGATTTATAATATTTATTAATAAATCAATTGGTTTTGGAGTAATATGAACAGGACATCTTTTTGCCATATCATAATTCCAAACACTATGATCAGTTTTCATATTATTGAATTTTGGAACAATGTCTTCATATGTTAATTTAATATGTTTTTCAATAGGTTTAATTGTCTCTCTAGTCGGCATATTTTTACCTGTTTCTAAATTGCTATACCAACCAGTTAAACCACCTGTTTTACTAACGATTTCTTTAGATATAGTCATTTGTGATACCTTATGTAAGGTCCTTGCTTCTTTAAGTTTATAGGTATTATCAAATGTGTAAAACAAAATATATTCTGCCATTTTATTCCAATTATGCATATCATTTTTCACCACATAACCATCCATAAATCCTTTTTTTTTTGATTCGTTAAAGCGTTTATTCCAAACAATCATTTGTCGAAATATAAACTTTGTATTTTTTTTGATTGTTACCATTAATTCACTAATCGTTTCCATCTCATTATGAAACATAAAGAAACTACCATTATCTTTTAATTTTGTTTCTAAAATCTTGATTATAGATAACAACCATTCTATATAATTATCAATGTTATCCCATGTATCCTTTCCAATATTATATGGAGGATCAATACAAATCAATTGAATAGATTTATCAGGAACTTCTTTCAACGCATCTATACAATCACCTTGAAATAATTTAATATCTTCACCATCAAACTTACAATTTACTTCGTTCATTTTAATTTGATTTATATTATTAGCTTTATTAATAATCAATTTTTTTGACATAAATAAATTAAATTATAATCTTTAATTTATTTACATTTCTTTATAAGACTAAATAACTTATCTAGCATACATTAATCCAGCATTTCCACCAACAAAAGTTATTATATTATATCTCTCTTCATGAATAGTTAAATCATAATTATAATTATAAATTCTCCATGTAGGTTTATTTACACCGACAATAGTTCCAGATGGATCACAAATATTATAAAAACTAGCTGATGGATCTAAAGGAGGAACATAAGTAGAAAATTCAAATTGAATATCATTAAATCTACTTAAATTCATTGCTCCAGATGGTTGAAAGTCAAATGGATCAGTATGTAAAGCAAAATTATAACAATATAATCCATCAGGACCATTTCCAGATGTTCTTACATATTTTTCTACATAATTATAAATACCTGCGTCCATAGTATTTTCTCTATATTTTCCGTCTAATAATATACCCAAGTTAAGTAGAATTAATCTTTGATTCTCTACATTATAATCTCCTGTTATAAATAAACCATTATGGTATCCTGTTTGGGGATCGTAATTTGGACCAATATTAGTTAATCCACATACATCCCAAGTTCCAGAAACATCAGCTAAATATATAGGTTGAGGAATAACCTTATTATATGCCCAATTAGTATAATTACTCCATTCATTTCTTAAATTTATATCACTTCTTCTAAAATAAAACATCCAAGACGACACCATACCTAAAGTGCTATCTAATTTAACTCTTTGATTACCAGTTACATTAAAATATTTCCATTCATAAATAGATTTGAATAAATATTTTTGTTCTCTAGCTGCAAATACTTTTGATTCTTCTTCACTTAAAAAAGCATAAGTGCTAATTAAATGAATATCTGCGTTCCATGACGTTCTTTGGTCGGTATAATTTAAAGAAATATCAGGAGGAGGTTGTAAAAATCTATAAAATTGTTGAGTAGCAATATTAAAATTTGGTTGTATATGAGGATAATTATTTTCTTCATCAGTAACATCACGAATTTGTATTAACTCTTGAACCGGTCTTAATGTTACATTTATTTCCAATTCATTATATTGTAATGCAACTAAAGGAAATGCCATTTTAGACGCTAATGTAAACCAAAAATTTAAAGGTATATATATTTTCCTTGCTCTTATGGACGGTTCAGGACCAACAGGATTGGTAGTGTAATAAGCATTGGGATAAGCATTTACATTTCCATTAGCATTACCAGGATCATTTAATTCAGGAGTATTTCCTGTCATATTATCATATAATTCCTTTTTGGAATTATTAAAATCTCTTTGAACCAAAGACAATAAATATTCACCAGAAAACCGATTCAATGTGCTACCTCCAACATTAATTTCTACTTCTTGTATCATTTGCGATCCCAAATTTTCTATCCATTTAAATTCATAAGGCACCCAATTTTCATTACAGTCATATGGAGGATAAATAGGACTCCATATTGTAGGTAATTGAACGACTAAATATGTATCCATCAATAATTCCGCATATCTTTTTACCCTAAAAGTAAATTTCGATGATTCACTCATTCTTAAATTTCGTAAGCCATCAAAATCAATTCTAAATTTTTGTAAACCAAAATTCGTATATTTTTTATAAGTAGTTTTGAAAAAAGTTTTTGAAGGATTGCCATTTAAATATACATTTTGATTTCCAAAAGCAACAATATTTAATAATCCACCTGGCATATTATATATTTAGAATACAATATTATTTAGCTTTTAACTGTTTATAAACAAATATTATTTATAAAATTGATATAAATATATACATTTTATTAATACATTCATATACTACATAAATGTTACGACAAAATCAATTAAAGGCTATTCATATATCAAACGAAAATGATTTCGCTTCAGGAGTTCATTTTCATGCTACAGGAACAGGTAAATCCTGGATTGCTTTACAAATGATTTTAGATTACAATATCAAATATCCAAAGCATAATATATTTTGGATATGTGAACAAAAATTTATTTTACAGGAACAATTTGATTTACAAACGATTAAAGCCAAGGGATTTGAAAAAATATTTTCAACTTTTCATATTTTAAACTTTGTCGATAATAAATGTAATACATGGCACAATAGTGTTAATTCTAGTAGATTTTGGAATAAACCTGCCTTAGTTATTATTAATCGTGCTTATTTGGTTTCTGGAGAGAAATATAAAAAAATAAATATTCCTATTCATTTTATTATTCATGATGAATGTCATAGCATATCTAATTCCACTACAAGAACTTTTTATGATTATTTCTTAAATAAATATCCATTTGTCAAGTCCATTGGTTTCTCAGCTACTCCTAATTTAGATTATGAACCATATAAAAATATTCTTAGTCATTACTCTATTTATGATAGTTTCTTAGATGATGTTATTGTTCCTCCCAAAATTATTTGGTTTAAATCAACTGATAGTATCAATTATCGTTTAATTTTAGATAATATTCCTGATTTATTGGAACAAATGCCATATAAAAAAATTATTATTTGGTGCGGTATGATTGATTTATGTTTTGAAATGGCTGAATTATGGAAAAATCATCCTTATTTTCATAATTTCATTATTGCTACAGATACAAGTGTTGAAAATGATAATCATAAATTTCATTCATTTGAACAATTTGAACAAGCTTCTAATAATGCCCTTTTATTTTGTGCTTGTAAACATAGAGAAGGTTCTGATATTTTCAACCTAGATACTTGTATATTTCTTGATAAAGTGGAAAATCGAAACCCTAAAACATTTGTTCAGTGTGTTGGTAGAGTATTAAGAAAAGATAAAACAAATACCAAAAAATATGGTCTTATTATTGATGTTAAAGCATCTAGTTCTATTAAAATATGTGACAGAATGAATGAATATTTACATATTGATAAAAACATCTTTCCTTGGCAATATTCTTTTTATAAATCTAAAAATATTTATATTAATACACTACTTCTTAGTCACAATTTACCTATTTCTTCTAATTTTCCTACTCATCAATTATCAATCGATAATATTAAAGAAAAATTTATTAAACCTATTCCTAATGATCCTGTTTATCATGATAGATTACATCACGAATTACAATTAATTCATTCCAAAAATCTTACTCCTTATTTATTACAAGCTATAGAAATATTAGAAATTACTAATCATCTTGTTCATGTTACTAGAGGTTCTTGTGGTTCATCGTTGGTATGTTACATGTTAGGAATTAGTCATGTAGATCCTATTAAATATAATGTAAAATTTGCTAGATTCTTAAATATTTTCCGCACTACTTTACCTGATATTGATTTTGATTTTCCTCATTTTATCAGAGATGAAGTATTTTTAAAATTACAACTTAGATGGCCTGGACAAGTAGCAAGAATCAGTAATCATGTTCATTATCATAAAAAATCTGCTACAAGAGAAGCATTAAGAAGTATAGGAAAACACAAATTTATTGCTAAAAATGATATTGATTTAGAAATAAGAAAATTACCCATCGAAGAGAGAAATGCTGTTAATAAAAAAACTAAAGAACTAGAAGATACTTTTCGATGTTATTCTCTTCATTGTGGAGGAATTATATTCTTTCCTGAAGGAGTCCCTTCTGATTTAATATTGGAATCTAAAAAACATCAAACCATTAGTCAGGTTACATTAAATAAACAAGATGTAGCAAATAATAAAAATTTTAAAATAGATATTTTATCTAGTAGAGCGCTTTCACAATTATATGAATGTCATAATTATCAAGACATTAATTTTGAACAATCACTATCAGACATTAAAACAATAAAACTTCTCAAAAGTGGAAACAATATCGGTATTACTTTGGCTGAATCTCCTCTTATGAAAAAAGCCTTAATGAAAATTCAACCTGAAAATATTAAAGATTTGGCTATTTGTTTAGCTATTATTCGTCCTGCTGCCAAATCAGCTAGATATGAATATGAACAATTAGATACTAAACAAGAAATTAAAGATGCACTTGTTTTTGATGATGATGCTATTTCATTAATTAGTGATTTATTAAAATGTGATGATGATACTGCCGATAAATATAGAAAAGGATTTGCTAAAAACGATTCTTCATTAATCAAGGAATTTAAGACAAAAATAAATGACAAAACTATTCTAGATAAATTAAATGGTTTAAGAAAATATAGTTTTTGTAAATCTCACGCATTATCCTATGCACAACTAGTTTGGCAAATAGCATATATGAAAGCAAACCATCCATATAAGTTTTGGAAAGCTACTTTAACACATAATCAAAGTTCATATCGTAAATGGGTTCACTACTTTGAAGCAAAAACAGCTAATATTAATTTTAATTCACTACATTTAAAAAAGAATGATTGCTCAATTTATGCTGATTCTAGAAGAAGAAATTTTTATGAACTATCATATGAAGAACAGATGAAAAAATATGGATATTGGGATATGAATAAATATGAATTTTATCCAGGATGTTATGGTTATATTGACGAAGAAGGTATATATCATTATAATGGTATTATTGCTTCTCTAAGAGTTTTACATTTTCAAAAAAATAAAACTGCTATTGTTTTATATATATCTGTAGCTCCTCATAGTTATATTGAAGTTCATGTTAAACAAAATGTTAATTTACAAAATAAATATATTGGTATTAAAGGAAATGGTATTTTTACAGATTCTATACTTAGTTTAGTGGAATCTAAAACCACCATCTTTTATTAATTTAAAATCGCAATCTTTTATTAATTATTTTTTCATATAATATTATAAGATAATGGATAAAAAATTTGATCATTTGAAACAAATGTTTTCCAAAGTTAATATTGAAAAAAATAAAGCAATTGCTATTAAATATGGAGCCTATTTTATTATAGTTATATTGGTTCTCGGAATTAGTGCTTATATTTACAATAAAATGCAATTAAATAATGCTAACTGTAACAATTTAAAGAAAATATATTCTTCCTTTCCTACTATTTCCTCTTTTAATCCTAATGATGCTGCTTACCAATACTTACTTCGTGATTATTATGTAAAATCCGCCTATAACGCTTGTTCCGCTGGACAATTTAAAAATGATTTTGTTAATACTTGTGCTCTCAAAACTTGTATTCAACAAGGCGCTAGAGTTTTAGATTTTGAAATTTATTCTATTAATGATAAACCTGTCATTGCTACATCTTCTATTAATAATTTCCATGTGAAAGAAACATATAATTATGTCTCTCTTCCTGATGCTTTACAAATCATTAATACTAACGCTTTTAGTGGTGGTTCATGTCCTAATCCTAATGACCCTTTAATTTTACACTTTAGAATTCAAAGTAATAATGAAAAAATGTATAACCAAATGGCCGATGATATTTACAATAATATAGAAGATAAATTGTTAGATAAAATATATAGTAGTGAATATTCGGGACATAATTTAGGAGCTGTCCCATTAAAGGAATTTGTCGGTAAAATTATTATTTCTATTGATAAATCTAATCCTCTTTTTGAATCCACCAAATTAAAAGAATATGTTAATATTGCTTCTAATTCTGTTTTCTTAAGAGCATCTAGATTTTATGATGTTAAATTTACCCCTGACTCTGGTGAACTTATTGAATATAATAAAAAACAAATGACTTTATGTATTCCTGATTTAGGTCCTTATGATACCAATTTTTCTGCTGCTACAGCAATGAAATATGGTTGTCAATGGATTGGAATGAATTTCCAAAATTTTGATGCCAATATGGAATATTATGATTTATTTTTTGACAAAACTGGAAGTGCTTTTGTATTAAAACCTGAACCCCTTAGATTTGTTCCTTTAACTGTTCCCACTCCTACACCTCAAGCCCCTGAAAATTCTTATACAACTCGAACAGTTTCCACTGATTACTATTCTTTTAGCGTTTAATTTAATTTATATAATTTTTCTAATATTATTATATAAATGACTACTTGTAAACCTAAATTAACATTAGAAGAAAAAGAAATAGCTATTTTAAGAGATGCGGTTGATATAGCTGAAAAAAGAAAAGGAAAACAAGTCACCAGTGATCCAGATGTTAAAAGAATCATCTCCTTATTAGAAGATTTCTTAAAGAAAAAAAAACTTGTTTGTTATGGAGGCACTGCTATTAACAACATACTTCCATTAGAAGACCAATTTTATGATAAAAATATTGAAATCCCTGATTATGATTTCTATAGCCCTGATGCTTTAGAGGATGCCAAGGAATTAGCAGATATTTATTATAAAGAAGGTTTCACTGAAGTAGAAGCCAAATCAGGTGTCCATCATGGCACTTATAAAGTCTATGTCAATTTTTTACCTGTTGCTGATATTACTTATTTAGAAAAACCTCTTTTCAAAAGAGTTCAAAATGAAGGTATTAAAGTTTATGGCATTCTTTATTGTCCGCCTAACTTTTTAAGAATGAATATGTATTTAGAACTGTCACGCCCGGCTGGTGACATCTCTAGATGGGAAAAAGTTTTAAAAAGACTTATTTTATTGAATAAAAATTATCCTCTCAAAGGTAAACATTGTGACCCCAAACTTTTCCAAAGACAATTTGAAAAACGAATCGATACTGATACCGAATCTCAATTATATTATGCTGTTAGAGACGCGTTCATTGATCAAGGTCTTGTCTTTTTCGGTGGTTATGCTAGTTTCCTTTATTCTTCTTATATGCCTAGTAAACTTAGAAAACTTTTTCAAAAATCACCTGATTTTGATGTATTATCTGAAGAACCTGAACAATCTGCTGTTATTTTAAAAGAGAGATTACAGGATTTTAATTTTCAAGGTGTTAAAATTATCAAACATCCTGGTATAGGTGAATTAATTGCTCCTCATTTTGAGGTCAAAGTAAAAATTGGTAAAATTGAAGAAACTGTAGCCTTTATTTATAAACCTTTAGCCTGTCATAGTTATAATGTTATTAAAAAAGGTAATAAAAGCATAAGAGTTGCCACTATTGATACTATGTTAAGTTTTTATTTTGCCTTTTTCTTTAGTGATCGTGATTATTACGACGAAAATCGTATTTTATGTATGGCTCAATATTTATTTGATGTTCAACAAAAAAATCGTCTAGAACAAAAAGGTTTATTAAGACGATTTAGTATCAATTGTTATGGACAACAACATTCTCTTGAAGAAATGAGAGAAGAAAAAGCACAAAAATATAAAGAATTGAAAAATCAACGAAATTCAAAAGAATTTGAATCCTGGTTTTTGCGTTATGTTCCCTTTGAAGATCAAATGGAAAAAGAAGATAATAAATTAAAAACCGAAAACAAAAAACTAAAAAAACAAACAAAGAAACACAAACTAAAGAGAGAAAATAAGAAAAAAAGAAAGTCAAAAAAAAATATTATTGAAATTTTTAATATTATTTAAAATTGATTTAAATAATCTATATTTATATTATTTACATCAAAACTCATGGATTATTCTAGTTGTTCCAAAACTGAACTTTTAAATTATTGTCAACAGGCAGGACTATCCAATTATAAATCCAAAAACAAAAATGAATTAATTGATTTATTAAATGTAAAAATAAATACTACTACTCCACTAGAATCATCTCAAAACAATATTACTATTCTACATGCTGATTGTATACTAGAAATAGAAAAATTAGAAGACAATAGTATAGATTGTGTAATTACTGACCCACCTTACTTTATTGATAAGCTTGATAATCATTGGTCTTCCAATCAATTAAATAGTGATGTAAAAAATAGTCATATTAAACATTTACCAAAAGGTATGAAATTTGATAAATCACAAGTTAAAAATTTATATGACTTCTATTTAGAATTATCACAATTATTATTCAAAAAAATGAAACCCGGTGCTTATTTCTTATCCTTTTCTTCTCCTAGATTATATCATGCTATTGCTATGAGTTGTGAATTAGCCGGCTTTGAAATAAGAGATATGATAAATTGGACTTATACTCAAAGTATGCCCAAAGGAATGTCTGTATCACATATTATTGATAAAATGAAAATTAGTGAAGAAGAAAAAATCAAAATAAAAGAAGAATATAAAAATTTTAAAACACCACAGATTAAATCTTGTTTTGAACCTATTTGTGTTGCCATGAAACCAATAGGAAAAATCACATTTATACAAAATGAACTTAATTTTAAAACAGGTCTATTAGACTTTTCTCAAAAAGTAGGTATTAATCATGATAAAGTTCCTGCTAATTTAATCACAACTGAAGAGTTTAACGATACTTATGATAAAAATTTCTTAGTTCCTAAACCAACTAAATCTGAAAAAGGAATAAACAATACTCATATTACTGTTAAACCATTAGCTTTAATAGAACATTTAATTCAATTATTTAGTAAAAAAAACTCACTAATACTTGATCCATTTTTAGGAAGTGGAACAACAGCTCTAGCTTGTAAAAATTCAGAAAGAAAATGTATTGGAATTGAAATTAATAAAGAATATTATGAAATAGCTTTAGATCGATGTAAATAATTTATCAAAAATTTCTTTATATTTAATTATTTGATCCACACTAAATTCTATTTCTTTTCTCTCAATCATTACTTCTAATTTATTTGGCACTGGAAATTTAGTCAATGTATCTATGAATATATAATTATCCCTATATTTCCCTTGTATGGGTGGTTGTAATACTAAATTATGATTGGAATTATCTGTAGAAGCTGGATTTTTATGACCCAATTGCCATAATTCATTACCTACATCTATATAATCAGCTTTTATGGTTGATTTTATTTTATTTATTTCCAAATCTTTTTCTTCATTAGTGCCATCAAATTTAAAATTTTTACGCATCTTGTGTTTATTAGATAATGTATAAGGATATACAATATATAATTTTCCTCTTTCGATTCCACTATTCGTTTGAATTCCCCATTGATTATGTTTATTAAATAATTGAATACTATCTTTTGTTTCTATCTTAAATTTTTCTACAAATTGATCACATGTCTTTCTATCCCAATAATTTCCTTTATAAGTTATCATCACTGAAAGTGCTTTCCCATTCCCCGTTGTAATATTAGGAGGCTTTAGATCATTTATTCTACAAAATTCTGTAAATTCTTCTGGAAATTCAGAAGGTAAATCATCAATTTTATCAATATCTATTAATGTCAAGTTCTCAGAGTTCATTGTTTTTTTAATTACTTTCTTTAATTTAATTATATTCAATTTTATTTTTATTAGATTTTATTAAATCTCTCTATTTTCTCTCTAACCAATGATTTTACAAGAGTTATTTGATAGAATGGAAAAGAATCATATTTATGAAAAATAAAAAAATACTATACAACTCTTTGAAATATGTTTATTAGAGAGAAACTAGAGAGATTTAATTTAATTCTATTTTAATTATTTCTAATTATAAAATATATGAAGTATAATTTAATTCCTATATTTTTATTGTTAATTTTTATTATTTTATTTAATGCTTCAAGACATTCATCTAAAGAAGGATTTGAATCGTATAATAATTGTATTGAACAAGGGTATCCTATGGATTTTTGTATTAGAACACCAATCCAATCTAAAGTTGATAATGGATATTGTTCCTGTGCAGATGGATATTTTGGATCTTGGCACATGGGAGAAGGTAAATGTTATTGTTATATGTTTAATGGATTACTTCCTCATAAAATTACCCGTCCTTATCAATCTTCTCCATTTTAGTTAAAATAATTTATTTCTTTTGATTGTTCTTTTTGTTCTTTTTGTTCTTGAGAAACAAAATATAACAAAATCATTTTTATTATTATTATTCCTGCTATAATTCCTAATTGTTTATAAGTTTTTATATAAAATAATTTCATTATTTCAACAAATACAATTCCAGATAAACATATAGATATTGTATTATTAATTAAAATTTTTATTTTTTTATATTTATTTGTTTCATTTTTTAATACAATTAATATTACTGACATGATAGTATTTAATATTGCTAATATTACTAATAAATATACAATTATTTCTACAATATCAACACCTATATGTAAATAACTATTAAATATTCCTCTTAATTCTGTATCACGACTAGATTTCATATATATATATAAAAAATATTATATTGTCAAATAAATTAAAATATCTCTCCAAACATTTTTAAAAATTGATATTAATTTAATTATTATTTTCTCTCTTTTCCAGCTATCAGGAAAATATTTTTCTATTTGTAATCCTAGACTTAAAATATACACTATCATTGTATATATTATTTCTCTCAATCTAAATAATAATATATCTTTTATTCCCCATTCATTTACATAACTACACATTTTAGTAGGTTTATTTTCTGAAAAAAAATTATGTATATCAAGTATTCCATTAAATACCCTAGAATATATATTCTTTTCTTTTTTGATGTAAATCATATTAATAAATTTGTCAAATGATTGTAGATTTACAAATAATATTTTTTTATTTTCTCTCTTCTTTTGTTTAAATATATATGGAAATGCTCCATCTATACATCCTTCATTATCAGTTATATTTCTATCAAACAAATACGGAACATGCATTGACTTTAATATTGTATTTTTAACTTCTTCACAATTCTTATATTTTTTTTTTATTATTTGTTTTTTTTTATTTGTATCAAAATAGGTTATGTATAATTTCCCATTTATTTTATCTAAATCATCCTCTTTCAAATTATTTATCATTAATTCATTTAATTTTTTTTTAAATTTAGTTAAATCTTGACTTTTTCTTAGTATCTTATAACCTTTTAAAGCTATACCCATTGTCAAATCTAATTTATCTAATAAAAATAATAATCCTAATACTGACCCTATACTTGCCCCTGATATTCTATTTATTTTTATTTTCTCTCTACGCTCTATCTCTTTTATATAAAATAATGCTCCCATCATATATACTCCATTAAACGCTCCACTATCCAATACTAAATCTATTTCTCCTGGTAAATTATTTTCATTTATGTTTTCTATTAAACTATTTATATAAGTATTTAAAGTCATTATAATACAGAAATATTACAATTCTTATTTCTTTACTAATTTTAATGGATAGACCATCATGGACAGAATATTTTAAACAATTAGCATTAATTACTGCTTCTCGTTCCCCTTGTGAAAGATTAAAAGTTGGTTGTGTTTTAGTAAAAGATAATAGAATTATATCTCAGGGATATAACGGATTTTTACCTGGGGCTCCTCATGAATCTAAAGTTATAGATAATCATGAACAAGCTACTGTTCATGCTGAACAAAATGCTATAACTGATTGTGCCAAAAGAGGGGTAAGTAGTGCTGATTGTGATGCTTATATTACACATTATCCATGTGTAAATTGTATGAAAATATTATGCGCCTCTGGAATAAAAAATATTTTTTATATTAATGATTATAAAAATGATTCTATAGTAGACTACTTTAAAACTATTTCTAACATACAAACATTATCTAAAATTTAGTTTTTTAATTCATTAAATTTTTCCAGTGGAATATTTAAACTCCATTTTTCTTTATTCAAAGAAAAGCTTATGACAATATAGTCTTCTTTTTTTATTTGTTTACCTATTTTTGGTCCGGCAATAATACATTGATGTAATTTAATGTTGTAAATTTCATCAATTTCGCTCACTAATATTTGTTTTTTTCCCTTTTTCCCACTTTTATAAGTAAAATCTCTCGCCAAACCATTATATATTTTTAATAACTCACCTTTAGAAACTGTCTCCATATGCTCGGAAATCTTTGGTAATCGAAGGGTTAACTTGGAAGCCATTTTATTAAAAGATAAAATTAAGTTTTTTTGATAACTTACTTCAATTTTATTTTTTTCTGGTTTGTTCTTCATAAACAAGGGATACAAACAATAACACAGCTCCAATTCCAGCAATTATAAATACTAACATTTATTAAATTTTTTTGATGTTATATTTCTAATTAAAAAAAAATCTTTCTTTCAATTTTTTTAATTCATTAAATAAATTCAAATTTTAATTAGTCATTTTAATTAGTTGCTGGGACAGCAGGAGGGTGATTTGTTTGACTGTTTAATTCTAGTTTCCATTCATCAATATGTGATAAGAAATATTGGCAATTTCTCATAGTACAAGCATACGATGCTCCCGAATGACCAGTATATTTTATATTATTATTAA